CGCGCCGTACATCAGTACATAGGCAATACGCTCACGAATTGGCAGGTCGAAGATAACCGATGCTCCGGCCAGAGGATCAGACAGATCATCAATTGTGGTGGTTGGAACGTGGTCAAAAGTCTTTGTTTCATCGTTCCAGATGTTGCATTCGAGCCAAGTGTTATCAAACTCATCTGCAGAAGGGCGCTCGGTGATGTCGGCGGCCAGTTCGCATATTTTGGGTTTGAAAAAACTATCACTACCGTCGGGGAATGATTCTTCAAGCAACATGGTAGCTTTCATTTCTGCAATCTTTGCATTTTTGACATCAATGCAAGTTGCAATCGGAACAGCGCCATTTGAGGCAGCTGATTTTTTTGGATAAAAGGCACATATATAAAATGGCATTGGTCATTTCCTCGCTTACTTATTATCGATATAAATTAATGATTTCATTTTCTCTTCGATGTCTTTAACTTTTAAATTAGCATCGGAAAGAATTTTGCTTTTCATTTTACTAAGTTCTGCTACCTCTCCATTTTCTAAATTAATTGGCGGGATATCTAGAGTGACTTCCCTTGTACCAACTAACATATATTCACTGCCTATTGACGATAAATCAGAGCCCGAGAATAAAATTGAATATTCATCATTCCATTCTTCTTTATAAGCCATGATAAAGATCGTCCGCGTAGCCATTAGCGGCAGTTTGGTTTGCATAAAAGCCTCATTAAGCTCTATAATTGCGGCGTCCAGTGGTGGAAGCCATTGGTCATACCTCGCTGAGTTTGGTTTGGTCGCCGAACTCGCCACCTCCAGGGTGTAAAGCTGGTAGAACTGCCCGCCACGCGCGGGCTTTTTTACGTCTGTATTGGGATGAGTCCTGCTTTCGGGACGCTGGTGGGGCTCATCTCAATACGGCCGGATAAACCGGCCAGCAAATTAGTGCCGCTTCAGACTGCTAAGCAAAGAGGCCAGCAACAAATCGGCCATTGAAAACTTCGTGCTGCTTTCAGCTGTATCAGCAGGTAAATCGTGGGCATGGATAAATGCCGCTTTAACCGCGTGACTTTCGCAGCAATATTCACCCAGCGTCTTACCATCAGTTGTTACGACAGAAGTTGATTCTTGTTTAGGAGACGAATTAACTAAATATCCAATAACCTTTTCTTTTTCAGAAATAGCCTGAATACCAGGGAAGATTTCAGTTCCGGTAATTGTTGCTTCGATAATCATTGGTCATACCTCAATTATTAAAATTGATTAATAGAATTCCTGCATTTTTAAAATGCTTTATATCTGCTAAATGAAAAGTGTTGTGGTGGATTTTTGCCGGTTACGCTCCGGCGTCGTTTTTACGACCGTTCTTTTCACGAGGCAAGTCCCATTCAACCACTTACCACCACAACTGAAAGAGCACTAACTTCGCAGGCTTTTTACTTCGCCTCCATCAATGCTCTTACATGTTGTGTGCCTGTCTTTTAACCACATCAGGCTCGGTGGTATTCTTGGAGTTCTTACACACCCAAGAAAGGAAAAACCATGTCTCAAGACTTTCAGTTACCGCCATACAGCCATGATGTCAGGCACTATTCAGACTTTATTATTCTGCGGGCTCTTGTAGCCGTTCTTACACCTGAGCAACGAAAATCATTTGATGCGAATTTGCACTTCACACTCAAGTTTTTAGAAGAAGACTCAAATATAGATCCTGAAATTCTCAGTCAAATAAAAGGGGCTGTAATGTTCAAATCATGAACCAGAGCGCATAGCTGATTCGGCTTTTTTTGATGCCTCGATTATTGCCCGTTCAGTCGAGGTTTCATTATTTTGAGAGCCGTAATTCAATAACCAGCTATTGCGTCCATCGTGGCTTTCAGGAAGTTGTCGGATAAGCCCCTCAGCCCATTTAACGCGGCTTACGCCAGATTTAATTTCAGCCTTATTTAAGTAAGTAACACCATCAGAACCTAGCGTTTCTTTTTTTGCAGATTCTTCAATGTCAGCATCATCCCCAAAGTACAGGTCAATAAAATATTTACGCACAGATAACACTATTTCTGTGTGGCTAGTTGCATTAAATACGCTAAGGCTAATTATGGAACCAGTAGGAATTTGCATAAGCATGTGGGCCAAAACACGGCACGCTGTTACCTGAAAATGTGCGGGTAGATCTTCAAATTTATTCTCATTCATCTTTAAACCCTCTGTTGTAGTTACCATTGGTCAATACCTCGCCTCACCATCGCCTACCTCGGTGACCGTCTTCCCGGTCTGCCAGAACTGTTACCCCGAGGCTGCTGTGCCGTCGATGGAATAAACAATAGCGTTACTATTATTTATCGTCAATAGCATAGCTATTTATTTTTTGTTTGAGCGAAAAAAAACCAGCAAAAGCTGGTCATTTTATACGGGGAGATAAGGGTTAGTTTTTAGATTTGTTACGCAGTTCGAGCAGCTCTTCAAGGAGCCTGTCATAGTCTTTCGCTTTTGCATCTAACTGATTAAGCAGGTGAATTTTTTCACTTTCTGGCATTTTATCAAATAACCTGATCAACTCGCGATGTTGGGATGATAGGGCGCTTAAGCCTGGAGCTTCCTCAACACCTTCCGGGGATGGGCTTTTTCTAACATAGCTCAGGAGTTCCGCTAACTCCGGCTTAATATCCTCCGGTTTAACCATCAGCAGCATGGAAAATTTTATCACCGTATCGGTATTTAGCGGGGTTACCCCGTTCAGATAATGACTCACCGCCCCTTGGGTGTTGAACCCTAAAAGGTCAGCAGCTTTTTCCTGTGTAAGCCCCAGCGCTGCGCGCTTGCTCGTCCAGATATCCTTTAGCCTTTTTGCCGCGGCCAGGTCTTCTTCGGTGAGTTTTCTCTTCATTCATCAATTTTAATATTAAAACTATTATTAAAAAAATAACGTCGTTATTGACATAAATAATAGCGATGTTAGTATTTTGCTGAATCAATCAACGGAGACACATATGAAACTCGGTGAATACCTTTCTTCAAAGGGCATTAGTCAGCAGGAGTTCGGGAAAAAACTCGACCTCACTCAAGGTTACGTAAGTCATGTTGTTGTTGGCCGGCACTCTCCACGCGGAAGCATGGCCGTAAAAATCGCCGCTGCAACAGACTTTCAAGTAACTCCTCATGATTTGAATGCGACGGATTACCCAAATCCAACCGACGGGATCCCGCCAGAGCATCAATCTAATGTAACGGCGGCCTGAGGTCTGATTTATGGAAATCAAACACAACCACATCAGAGACGCGCTGCGCAGCTGGGCAGGTGAAGTCTCACAAAGCCAGGTAGCAATAAAAATAACGAAAGCGTATTTCGATCTCGGTCTGCATTCACCTGTTCTGCAGCTCGTTGAGCATGACGACGGCACCGTCGATTACGCCGCACTTCACAACAACAAGCAGCAGATTTTCCGCTGGCTTGACAGTGACCGCCCGCGAGCCGTCCACAACATCGAGCAGCTCTTACCGGCAATCCTTGCCGCACTGCCTGCAGAGCTGCGCGCCAGCCTTATTGCCGGCAACTCAGTTGAGTACCTGGCCACACTGGCGATGAAGGCAAACCAGAAACTAATCAGTTCTGTTCTTTTGCGCGCTCCACTTTCCGATTTTGATTCTGATTGCGATGCCTGGGAGAGGGTATACGCATCACTGCAACAGAGTGTGCGCGGCTTATTGCACTAAGGCGAGGTAATGACCAATGGCAAAGTTTTCAAGAGAACAGATCGAGCAGCAGATTAACGCGCATTTCGTCCGTGAGGGTGTTGAAAAGGGTGTGGCTATGACGCTGGCAATGCGCGGCGCTGATCACTACTGCGATACAGAGAACGCGACGGTGATCAGCAGTATTGCTCATGCAAAAACATTCCTGAAATCCACTAAACGGATCAAGGGTGCGCCGGATATCAAACGCAATCAGGGCAGGGGACGCAGATGAAAAAATTATCGTACGCGAATAAGCAATTTCACTACGGCACCATGCCCGTAACTAAACCTTTTATGCGGGTTCTTGTGCGCCAAATCGCTAAAGAGCGCGAAGAAATTCAGTTAGCGCGCCAGTGCCGGGCATTTGAGCAAGTTGCCGCAAGGCAAGGCTGGTAAGCATGGCAAGTAGTTGGATAAAGATTGAGGTCATTACGCCGGATAAACCGGAGATTTTTCAGATGGCTGAGATTCTGAATATCGACCCTGATGCAGTTCTCGGAAAGATGATCCGTGTCTGGGCATGGGCCGACCAACAAACGATAGACGGTAACGCAAAAGGTAACGCTGCGAGCGTTACACGTTCGGTACTTGATCGCGTCACATGCGTTGCGGGTTTTGCAAATGCGCTTATCGATGTGGGTTGGCTCGCTGAAACGGACGGACGGTTATTTTTCCCAAACCACGAACGCCATAACGGGGAAACATCGAAAAAACGGGCACTTACAAATAGTCGCGTTGCAAAGTTGCGCGATTTGAAACGCAACAGTAACGCGGAATGTAACGCTAGCAGCGTTACAGGTGCGTATCAGAACGCGTTACCAGAGGAAGAGGAAGAGAAAGATATAAAAGAACACCCCCCTAACCCCCCAAGGGGGAAGCGGGCTGCAAAAAAGTTTAATGCTCTGGATGTTGAATTACCCGACTGGCTTCCAGCTGGTCTGTGGGCAGAGTGGGTTTCATTCCGCTCTGCCCTCAAGAAACCGATTAAAACCGATGCCGGTGTTATCGGGACGATCAGCAAACTCGAAAAATTCAGGCTGGCCGGATATCAGCCTGCAGACGTAATCCGGCAAAGCATCGCCAACGAGTGGCAGGGATTATTTGAACCGAAAAATTCACAGGTGACCTATGCGACAAATTACTCAGCAGGCGGGGAATCAACAGCCGAGCGGCAATTACGAGCTGGACGTGTACAGTGGGCCAGAGAGCGCGGATTCACCGGCGTGGCGACTGTGGGATCTCATGATCAAAATCTACAGCACCCGATGGATAGCCAAGAATGGCAATCGTCCCTCGGACCTCTGGGAGAAACAGATCGGGGCCATGACGAGTGACCAGATTACTCGAGTCTGCAACGCCTGCGTTGAGCGCTGCGAAGCTGGCAGCACATGGCCGCCTGACTTTGCGGAGTTTATCGCTCTGGATGCCGAGGTTGGCGGTGGCCTGGTCGGGCTTACCGTTCGTGATGTTATCGCCGAGTACAAGCGCTGGAAATCAGAGTCTTGGCGTTACGGCACATCCGAGCAATTCCCATGGCGCCACCCTGTTTTGTATCACATCTGCGTTGAGATGCGTCGCGAGGGTGTAGAGCGACGACTAACGCAGCCTGAAATGGACAAGCTGGCCGCTGTGAAGCTGGCGAGGTGGGAGAAAAAGTTAGCCTCAGGTTTTTCGGTACCGCCAATCCGTCGCCAGATTGCCGCGCCATAAGCTCCTGCAGGCCCGACACCGGCCATGCAGATGGCAGCGGGGAAGCGCTATGTCGAATGAGTACGAACCAGACGACGCCGA